CTACCGCGCCGGAAATTTCTTATACAAGGTGCACACCGCAACGTCGTAAATAATCGCCACCTGCTTTCTGTCCACTCCGTTTGCGATCAGCCTGCCAGCCTGCGTCCATTGCTCAGGGGTTAACTTTGGCCGTCTGCCGCCTATGCGCCCTTTCTCCCGGGCTGCCGCCAGTCCTGCCCGGGTGCGTTCCACGATTAACTCCCTCTCCATCTCGGCCAGGGCTGACATGATGTGGAAGATGAAACGACCCATTGGGCTGGAAGTGTCGATGCTGTCCGTAAGGCTTTTGAAGTGGATGCCGCGCTGCCGGAGTTCGTCCACCAACAGTACCAGGTTCCGCATGCTTCGCCCGAGGCGATCCAGCTTCCACACCACCAGCGTATCGCCCTCATTCAGCGTTCGCAGAAGCTTTTTAAGCGCTGGCCGGTTCGCTACCGTCCCGCTCATTTTTTCCTCAAAAACCTGTTCACATCCTGCGCGTTCGAGAGCTTGTCGCTGAAGATCTGTGTTTTGGTCATTTGTTGACACCCTTACGTAGCCAATTTGCATATTTTTCACCCAATATTTTCTGCAAAAAAATCAGGTGAAGTTATCGGCATGGCTGCCGCAGGGCAATCTATAAAACGTCGGTTTAGGAAACAGCGCTACACGAGATGTTGATAGTCAGTTTGCCCCAGGAATTTCGTACCTTAATGGCGCCGCTGTAATGGCGCAATGTCATCGTGATTATCGCAGTCTCGCCTCTTACGACGCTATAGCCCAATATCCTCTCGGTATGTCCTTCGGTATTCAGTCCGGTGGCAATGCGTGGGGAGGAGGTAGTGGAGTAGATACATATACGGGCATGCTAACGCTACGTGGGTGGCATGATCCGTCAGGTGGTGGCTATGTGTCGTGGCAGCTTGCCTCAACCTCTCAGGGGCTCAAGTATCGTCAGGGTAATGGAACAATTCAGGGCAATGCTAACGTCGGGTTCTCCACGACGCATACCCTTTATTCGACGCAGAACACTACAAAAGCCAGCGACGGAACTCTTAAGGCAGCATCCCCAGTAGTTAAGCTTTTTGCAGACGGTTCGTTTGAAACTAATGACGAATCAGAAGGCTGTTCTGTAACTCGTTTGAAAGCCGGAGAGTATCTGATCGAGGGCTGCATGGGTATGAATTCAGATGCGGCGTGGGGTGGGATTGATGGTGGCTTCGATATCCCTAAAGATCGTAATGGGCAGGCCCTAATCTGGCTTGACTATGAGGTTAATGCCGACGGATCAGTGCTCGTGAAAACATTCCACCGGGAATACCCGTCAGCACCGATATTTGCGAGGAACTCACGGGAAGGTTTCGTGGATGGCGAACCGGCCGATATTCCGGCCGATCAGTTTGTCAGTGTCCGTGTAGAGATGCCGCAAAACAGTATCTGGAATCAGCGTGCAGCTATGGCTGAAGTTTCTGATTGATCATCTGATTAAAGGCAGAATCATCAGGGATATCCAAGCGAACATCGATCCAGCTGTTCACCGGCACGTCCATCGGTTCCCCTTTTGTTTTGACGATCTCCCCTTCATCGCTCAGCATGTATTTTCGCTTAAACAGGCGGATAGTCAGCCCACCGCTTTCTGCCTGCTCTGCTTCAACAATCCCAAGCTCTCCCATGCCGCCAGGGTCCATTGGCGGCAGCAGCTGCCAGCCTTCTGATGCCAGGCCATCCGAACCGGTAAGAATATATACCCCAACATCCAGCCGAGAGATTTTGATCCCTTCAGCCTCGGCGTTCGCCGTACCGCAGCCGCACCAGGTGAAGCCTACTTCGTCAACATCGGTACGCTGGTTCTCGTTCTGAGATTTCACGATTCTGGCCACCGGCGAAGCTGCCTTAAGCGTGCCATCTGATGCCGTAGTGGTGTTCGCCGAGGAATAATAGACGGCCCACGGTGACCAGTTATTAAGATATCTTCGACGTGATGCCATTCGATTATCAACTGTTAGCTGTATTTGCGATACATAACCTGTGCCATCACCTCCCCCCACACGTACGCCAGTTATCATGGTGGAATAGGGGTCATAATAATTAGAACCGCTGGCACCAGGGCCAGAACTAAAACACGAGAAAGTTACGTCATTTGCATTTAAAGTGGCGTCAGACGCATTCAGATTTGTTCTGCCTAATCCAAAGTCACCAACTTTCAGAACCCGACCTAGAGTCATATCAGTTGATGATGTGGTTAGTGCGGCTGTTGCGGCACTTCCCAAACCGAGGTTTGTGCGAGCATCAGCGGCATTCGTTGCCCCGGTCCCGCCCTGCCCAATCGGGATAGCTCCATTACTCCCCTTCTGCGCCAGCTTACCGATCGCCGGAATAGTTACACGAGTGCCGTTGATGGTAACGGTGATGTTCTGGTTTGCTGAGGTGGTGGCGAACGTCTCCCAGGCGCCGATGTTCTCGTCGTACTCGTTGATGAGCTGAGACATGCTCTGCGCCAGGCCGTCGACCGAGAGACTATCAGTAACAAGAATGCCGTACTTCTGGCCGCTCAACGCCGGAGAAGCGGCAGGCGTAACCGTCAGTGACGTCGCACTGTTGATGGCTGTGATCTGAAACATCTGTACCGGGTTAGAAAGAACAAACAACGTCTGGCCAACCCGAATCTGACTGGCTGGCGCCGTCCAGTTCGTGCCGGTGCCGGTTGCGGTGTTTCCGTTAATGGCGATGGTGCCAGTGTTATAAAGCATATTTTCTCCAGGCAATAAAAAACCCCGCCGGAGCGGGGTTTGTTTTGAGACAGAATGAGTTATTGGCAGGTGGTGCTGGTGAACGTGTTGGCGCTCACCCAGGTCCAGTTAAAGGGATAACCGGCGCGGTACTGTGTCTGATTGTTTTGTTTACGGACTCCGTAGATCTGGACGCTGCTTTCCTGTCCGCCGACCAGGGCTGTTCCGGTGCATACGGGTTGCTGCTTCTCAATAACGCCAGCGCAACCGGAGAGCAATACCGCTACCGCCAGGCAAAGAATCATATTTTTCATAGTGGTTATATCCCAGGGCATTCATGAAGCTACACAATAACAATATGAATCAATGGGATATAATTGATTTGGTAGATCAATTATTCGAAATTGATCGTTCAAAACGATCAATCATAGTTGGCGCAGTTGATGGCCATAATCACGTTCCTCAGATTCGAATACGTAACGTTCTGAAGGTTACCGCCGGGGGTTGTCTGCGGCCTGGCGAATATCCGCGTATTGCTTCCCTCAAGTTTTGCCATGCTCTTGTATATGGCCGAGTAGGGCTGCGGTTGACCGCCAGCCGATACAACCCCGGTAATTAGTCCCAGCATGGCAGGCATGCAGGCCCACTTCCCCGCCAGAGTTGTATTGATGTTGTATCCTGAGCTGGCATCCACCCCGGCGGTACCGAGGGTGACAACATCGCTCAGCGTGCGCGTTTCGTTTGTTAAAATCAGCGTCCCTGATGCATCCCACACAGCCAGCCCGTAGTCTGGCTTTGTCTGCGGGAAAATAGAGAAAAAATAAACGTACGCTGTGCCGGTTGCATTCGGTCTGAAAAAATCAATCGTGATGGTGTTCCCGCTTATCGTCTGAGTTATTTCGACCTCAACCGTGCAATGAACGAAGGCGACAACAGGCTGACCTGCGGGGAATGTGTGCGTCACTTTGGTATTGAACCCCGATGTTCCCTGAAGTGCCGCTGTCTTTCGCGCCTGAAGAGCGATTGGCGAGCTGTTAGCGGTCACCCATACTTCCCCGCTCGTGGTCGTCAGTAAAACGCCATACTCCGCCATTTATGCCCTCTCGATCTGGAAAATGAGATAAGCCGCTGCCGCAGGCTCAGTCCCTGCTGAGTAGTCGGTATCGCCTACTGCTGACACTGTTGCTGTTCCCCCCAAAATGGTGATCTTCCTCCGACTCGTACCAAACTGATCGCCGTTCATGCTCTGAAAATAGGTCAGCCTACAACCCGGTGGAAGCGCTACGGTGTAAGAGCCTGTTTTCTGGTTCTGGGCCAGCTGGAGATAGCCACAAACGCTGACAGGCTTAACGCCATAGTTGTTTACCTTGCCTGAGGCGTCCCATGTCTGAACTCCATATTCCGCCATCCAGTCCTCCTGAAAAAAGAGGCCCCGTAAGAGGCCTCCCGTTACCATGTTCCCGTGATTCTCCCGATCTGCACCCTCAAAACATTCCTGGAGTCCCGCACGCTGATTGTCTGGTTTGTCTGTTTCATGGCCCCCTCACCAGCTGTCGAACCGTAGTTCTCAAACGTACCGCCCTTATCCAGCCTCCACCCGACTGAGCCAGCAACATAGTTATTGGACTGGATGTAGTTGCCGATCTTGGCGTTGCTGATGGTGCCATCACCTATCAGCGCGTCTCTGATGAACACCTGCCCGTTCTGAATAACGAACGGAAGCGTAACGGTCGCTCCGGCCTGGTGAGTAACAGCGAAGCGGTCAGCCAGGAAGATAACCTGCGACTGCATGCCGGACGGCGTATTCTCTACACCGATCCCCATCCCTGCGGCGTAGTACTGGCCATTGCTGGATAACCCGACCTTGATGCTGTACATCGCCTTCAGATCCCCGTTAACGTTCGCGATGGCCTGAGCGTTAGTGGTAATGGCTGACGTATGCCCGTTGATGGTCGCTGTGATGCCGTTTATCTGCGTGGCCGTGGCCTGCTGGTAATCGGAAAACGTCTGGTTCAGGCTGTTGATGGATGCCTTGTTGCCGTTCACGTCAGTTTGCAAACTCAGCAGCGAACGCGCCGTTGCCTCCTTCTCGTTGACGATCACCTCATCAATGCGGTCCAGCTGCGCGCTGTTACCGGCGACCGATGCCGACAGCGTTTTGCGCGCGGCCACCTGCGCCAGATTGCCCTGAATAATCGCGATGGCGGAGTTCTTCACTCCCCCCGCCATGCCGTCCACAGACACGTTGATGCTATCGATACGCTGACCCAGTGCGGTATCGGCCGTCGCCACTGTCTGCTCAAGCTCGTTCAGAGAAGAAGACACATCTCCGACCTTGCTCGACAGGTTTGTAACGTTGGTCTGAACCTTTCCGATATCCTGGGCATTTTGGGCAATTTTCTGCGCCTGTTGCTCCAGTTCGTCGTTGGCCTGTTTGATGTCGTCAGCCATGCCAGCAATTTTTTCATTGCTGTCCACCGCGTTCTCGATCAGGTCTTTGAACGTATCGGAGCCTTTCATGTCCTCCAGGATTGCATCGGTGATGTCGGATACATCGATGCTGGCCTGCCCGCGCACAAAGTCTGTATACCCTGATTCGTTTCCGCTGCGGTCCACCAGCTGCGCGCGGTACCAGAAAATTTGCCCTGCCTTTAGGCCCATCTGCTGATACTTGCGCTGCGGAAAGGGTACGTCTGCCAGCAGCATCACATCGTCTTCCGTCCCGGTCAGGCTGTACTGAATTTCCGTCTTCAGTGTGTCGTCGGTATTCGCGGGGAATCCCCAGCTCAGCTCAATACCGAATACCACGTTTTCAGAAGCGATGAAGCCGACCGGCTTCGGTGGATTGCCCACTTTCCCCGTCAGCGTTTTCTCTTCTGAATAGCCCCATCCGGACGAGATTTCTGCGGCATTGATTGCGCGCACGCGCACCAGGTAGCGCCCTGCATAAATCCCGGGGACGTCGAATGACGTGGTGGAGCTGCGCGGCACGTTAACCCAGTTCCCGTCGTTGCGGCGCCATTGCGCTTCATAGGCGATAGCGTTCTGCGCCTGGTCCCAGCTCACGCGCATCGTTTCGACGCTGATATTTTGCTGTACCACAGAAAACGAGCTGATCACGATGTTCGCAGTCGGCGACTGGTTGCCCGGCGGGATCACGCTCACCGGCCGCTGGTCAATGATGGCTCCCGTATCAATCCGATCGAATTTATCCGGATCGTGATTTGCACCGACGATTGTGAACGTGCCGTCATTATTATCAGTTACCGTAATAACGCGATACTGCTGTGCGTAGAGCTCATCAGACTCAATGACCCATACGGCCTCAGCCACAGGCGTTTCGCTGTAAGCGGTCGTAACGGTTACTTTATTGCCCCTTATCGACTGGATGGTGCGTGACTGCGAAACCCCTGATGGCAGATTGACAATCATCCTGTCGCCCGAAGATGCATCCGGTGCCCTGTCCAGCGTCAAAACACGACCATTCACCGCAGAAACACGGCCGCCAAGGTCACGTCCGGAAAGATTTCGGTCGGCTACAGCAATTACATAGCCAGGCTGTGGAATGTTACCGTCTTCCCCTACATTGAAAGTAACAACGCGATCTTTGTTATTGGTGAGGATCCCCCATCGCCCCTTTCGGTTCGCCTCCGATTGCCGGGTACAACCAATAGCTGTTATCTCAAGTTGATTAAAACCATAACGCGAAACCAGCGCCTGTTCAAAAACAGGTTCCATCGCATCAGAATAGGCGTTATCAGGATCAGACCAGGATACGAGCGCATTGGTATAACGGTTCTTTGTGGTGCTGCTGGAATAGGTAAACCGGCCATCGATAACGTTCGCATGCGTGTATGTAAAATCAACATCCCTCGGCATGTCCGCCAGCGCAACAATCTGGTCGTCGCCCCAGTAGGTCATCCCGCGGAAGATAGCAGCAAAATCACGCAGGACCGTATAAGCGTCGTTGCGTTCCTGAATGTAGACGTTGCAGGTATAACGTGGTTCGGTGCCACTTCCGCCTTTGCCATCCGGCACCATCTGATCGCAATACTGTGCAACCTGGTAAAGTGTCCATTTGTCTATGTTCGCTGTTGTGAGACGATCCCCAAGCCCGAAACGGTCGCTAACCACCAGATCGTAGAATATCCACGCAGGGTTATCTGTCCAGGCCCATTTGAATGTCCCAAGCCACGTACCACTATAAGTTCTTGTTTCCGGATCGTAAGTATCCGGTACGCGGATGACACGACCACGTGGTTCACAGACAATTTGGGGAATAGAGCCATTGAACTGGCTGGAATCAAACTCGATGTACAACAGAGCTGTGTTTGGATAGCGCAGTTTGGCATCGATGACCTCTGTATAACTTTGGAGCGTCATCGTGTCGCCAATTTTGGCACTGTTTGCGTCAGCGGTAATTTTGCGCAGTCTGATGGTCCAGGTGTTGCCAGCTTTCGGTAAATCGATGCGATGGCTGCGTTCATAACCGGATGTGGTTTTCCCGGTCACATTAGTATCAAGGACCTTTTGCCAGCTGCCACCGTCCGTCTGAAGCTCCACCACATAGTTGATGGAATACCCTACCAAATCCCCGTTATCTTGCTGTTTGAAAAGAGATGGCCACTTCAGGCGCAGGCGAACCGCTGAAAGCTGCGTATTGGTGAAGGTATGCGTCCAGGCTGTTTCGCTGGATACTTCGGTACCGACGCTGATTTCATTTTCTGTGCCAGGTATCCCCTGAATGTAATCCTGAGCCTGTGTCCCTGGGCGAAACTCCCACACGACACCGCTGAAGTTCTCGGAACCATCAGCGTTTTGTAAAGGTGTGCCGTCAAGATAGATATCCCTCGCGGTCAGCCCACCAGCAAACTCCCCTTCGCCGAGAACCATCAGGATTTTCGCTTTCGCAACGGACTGGAGATCATCGGGCTGCTCGACAGGGGTGCGGGAATTCGAACTGCCGCCTTTACGTCCGGTAATTGTTTTAGCCATATCGCGCCCATAAAAAAACCACCCGAAGGTGGCCTGATTGACAAATATTTGTTATTGCTGGTCTTCTACGTAAATCCCGGCAGAGGCAACAGCGCCGCCGATTCGCCGTTTACCATAGAGAATGGGGACAGGGTTTCCCTGAGAGGTTGTGTTCGTCACGCCACCAAATGCATAGCTGGCGCGGTTATCTGCTGATTGCTTGCTGGCTAGCCCGGTAGTCTGGGGAGAAAGCATCTGGACTACGCCGCCGATCGCCATTGATGCCCCAATCCCCGCCACAGCTCCCCATCCACCAGCGAAAGCGGTACCACCAATCCCGATCGCGGCCCCTCCCGTGACGAACGCAGCAACAGCGACAAGAGCAACCCCGAGGATTGTCTGAAAAACCCCGGCTCGCTTACTGCCGATGATCACTGGCGCGATGCGGATTTCCTCTGTACTCCTGTCCATACTGAGTTCATCGTTTACAAGGTTTCGTTTCCCGCTGAATACCGCATAAGTTAAACCTCGTTGCTTACTGGTATTAAGGAAACGCTCAAAACCCGGCACGATAATGCTCAGGGCGCGGATGGCCTCTTTTGGTGAAGCTACTGATAAACGATATTCACGCCCGAAGGTGGCACCTAGCACGCCGTACAATCGAATTGTGCGGACAGGCTCAACATTGAGTAATGTAGCCATTTTTCCCCCATAAAAAACTGTCACAGGCGGTTATCAGAAACAGTCTTTAAACCGCAATATTTTCATTGTGCGCTCAAGCCAATAACCGCCATAAGGAACGCGCTGGCTCAGATGCCCATAAAGGTGATGCAGTAGCATGTTACCTTCCAGCAGAATCCCCGCATGATTCCACTTATCAGCCTGAACCTGCATGATCACCATATCGCCAGGTTTCGGCGGCCCGACGAATTCACGGAATCCGCACTCGTACCAGCAATCCTGATAGAAGTTGTCCGGATAGTCGTTTTCCCACCAGGGATAATCAACCCGGTAATCGTGGAGTTCGATACCATGCGTTTGCCGGAAATAGCTCATTACCAGCCCCCAGCAGTCGAAGTGACCAAGCACAAAAGGACGCTCCAGCAGCGGCAGCTCTCCGCGCGGCTGAATGGTGCGTAAATCCCCCTCTGGCCAGCTCACGATATGCCAGGGTAAAAGCGTTGAGTCGCATTGCGCTTTATCCAGTTCGCTCGGCTGCGTAGTGGCGTCAGGGTGGCTGTGAACGATGGCGATCACCGTACCCCAGTCCTCAGCAACTGCGTAATCTTCCGGGCAGAGGACAAAATTTTCCTCCGGTGCCGCGGCAAGGTTCCGGCACGGGAAATAACGTTCAACACGACTTTTTTGCGCCACCACACCACAGCACTCACGAGGATATTCAGCGGCAGCGTGCGCCATAATCGCATCAATGGTTTTCTGGCGCATATCAACTCCTAATCAACGACGTGCCCGGGAATCCACCGAACGGCAGTTCGTTGCCGTCTCCATGCCGGAGCTTACAGGCCGTAAGCGTGCCGGGGCATTCATCCAGCGACGGATCGCTCACCGGGTTGTTGTTTTTATCGAAATAGCGGGTACCGGCATAGTCGCAGCCGTCGCCGGTGCGGTACTTATTGCGCATGCACCAGGTGCACAGGGAATGAAGCTGGCGCGTGGGGATCATCTTACCCTGCAACGACATCGGGCTATCGAGTACGAATTCGATACTTTCGCCCGGAATTTCGCTGCTTTTGCCATCGATGTAAAAAACTCGTTTTCTGACCTGTTGCGGATCAGCTGTTGCGTTACCTGCTGGGAAGTTCTTCGCATCCAGATAATGTGAATAAGTGTCATGGATAGTAACTTTGGCCTGTAGCATATCGTCATAAGCAAGGCACAGCGCTGTAATCTTGCTATCGATATCTGCAACCGTGAGCGTTGGCTGGGCGCTGTTTCCGTCTGTGGAGGCTTCAAGCCCTTCAATTTGATACGGCCAGGCGGCATATTCTTCCCCCTGCCACCAGATACTTTTCGCCTTCAGCTTTGATTCATCGCCACCAGCGGCTGCGATTTCTTCTTCTGTGTGCGGGAAGTTGTACGCGTGAAATCGCAGTACATCATCCACGCCGAACGTAGAACCATCAACTTCGATAAGACGGACTTTGTTGCCGGGCTCAAGACTTTGATAGTCTGCTGTGATCATGGTGCGTACGCCTGTTTGAATGTTGCGGAAATGGTCATGACTTTGCTGGATAAGGGCTGTGACTTGATTGATTCGGCCTCAATCCGGAAGAGTCCTGTTTCGCCAACTGGAGATGTCCAGATAAATGCCTTTGTGACGTGAGAACGAAAAAATTTTAGAGCCTGAAGCATGTCCGTATTTTTGCCCGTTAGGGTTACAGGCCATGACTGCTTTTCAGGGTTGATGCCTTCCCCGGCAATCTGCTCATAGCCGTCGCCAAAGGTTGCAGAGCGGGTTTTATGGTTAAACGTTCCCTCCATTCCCGCCTGTATCTGCGTTCGCCAGGTGAACGTTTCCAGTGCCATGTTTGCTCCATAAAAAAAGCCACCCGAAGGTGGCTTGTGACAATATGAGAAGGAAATTAGCGGGTTTCACAACCAAGCTGAGACTTGTCGATAATCTGCGTGCCTTCAACACGGTAACCATATGTGCCGAACAGAAATGCGTGGTTTAATTGATAAATAACAACATCGCTTAGGCCTACGGAACACTTGTCTTTTTCAATAGCCCGATCCATTGCAGTTTTAACGCTTGGAATGCCCAGCGGGAAAATAACAATTGGAGCTTTGTCTTCACCAGTCACACGTTGACCTTTTTCAAACTTAGCTGCGTTCAAGTTGTAATTTTTAGTACTACCAACGGTCATATCAGCAACACGAACAGTACAGCCAGACAACATTAAAGCCCCAAGAGCTAAAGCCACTACCTTCTTCATTTTAAGTTTCCTTTGATTGCAATCGGAAACATCTTAACATGATGAATAATGTGATAAAACAAACACCATGTCTCTTATCTTGATTTTGTTGCATTCCAGATGAGCCCACCAGGCTGAAGTTGTTTCGCAATACCTGCCCGAACAGATTGATCAATAGTCTGCTTGTAAGCGCGAGAAACAGCATCGTTATTTGCAGAAGTCTGCTGCTGAGAGTTCTGGTTTTGAACAACTACGGACGTTTGAATACTTACCCCACCGGCCGATGATGACTGAAGCCCATACATCGGAGCGTGGCCAACATAACCGCCATTTGCATAACCCTGTGCGCTTCGCATAAGTGAATAGAGGTTTCCAACCCCCAGCGCACTTGTTGCCTCTTTGGTGAAGACGAATTCGCCACTATGCACCACGCCTTTTGGCTGATACTTTCCTCCATCCCCTGTGTAGCCGCCAGTATTGAATTCCGGAACTGCGCCGCCACTAGAAAATCCGAAAAATGAACCAAATGATGTCCCCCCAAACGCAGACTTCATTCCGTTAACCAGCGCCAACTGTGTCAGCATCTGGGCTGTTCCTTTCAAAAAGGTTGTCAGGAAATCTGAGAAGTTAGCTTTTCCAGTGGTAAAAAAGTCTGTAAGAGTGCTGGCCATACCGGTGAATGTATTGCTGGTAAGTGTCTGCACTTGTGAGTAAACATTGGTTGCGGAGTCCTCAAATTCAGCCCAGCCCTTTTTCGCGCCGGTCAACCAGTCGCCACGCAACCTGTCCTCTGCGGCATAGTAATTATTCGCCGCTTTGAGCTGCTTCTGATAACCAACGTCCTCCAGAGAACCGCCGGCGTTCACCCAACCTGCGGCAAGCTGACTTTTCGCGAGTTCACGCTGAGCTAACCGATCGCTCATTCCAGCTCCACCGACCAAAGCAGCCTGCTTCTCTGCCATCTGCGTGACGTATTTCTGCGAGGTATCCATTCGCTTGTTCAGCTGTTCCTGTTCGGTAATCTGATCACCTAACAGGGCTTTCTGCCGTGCCAACTGAAGCACCTGGTCTTTACTCGCCAGCAGGGATCGTTCCTGCTTTGTCAGGGAACGTGAACGCGAGGCCTCCTCCAGCACCTGAAATTTTGCTTCAGTCGTCCACAGATCTTTGCGCTGCTGGCTGATAGTGTCGTTCAGCCCTTTATGCTGCTGAAGAGCACGCAACTGCGCCTGAAGCGCCAGCAATTCGGCCTGAGCAGCGTCAGTACTGCGGTCGCCAGCCGATACAGTACCCTGTTTTCTTGTTTTCGTTTTTTTGCCAAACGAAGCGACTGCTTCACGATCCTTCTGAGTGGTCGCGGCGCTTATTTTGCGGGATGTATCGAGGTACTTGCCTGCGCTAATGTCAGCTGCGTCCCAGTCCTTTTTCAGCTGAGATACGCTGTTACCATAAGCGCCGGCCATTTTTTCGTTATAGTCCTGCCATCCCTGCAAAGTATCCGTTTTCGCCCAGTCAGGAACGAGATTAATCGCAGCCGCGATAGAAGAAGAAATAATCTGGTTCAGCTTCTGGAAAACTATCGCGACGCTGTAATAAATCGCGTTAAATTCCTTTAGCGTGTTTGATGCCAGCTCAGCTACCCATTGACCGATGCTCTGCATAGCCTCAGACGCCCATCCCTTGATATCAAGCCACAGGCGGCCAAATGGCGTCAGCGAGTCGTAAGCCTGCTCTCCGCGCTCTGCCATCGTGTCGCCAAACAAATCCATAGCTTGAGTAACGGCAGCGGTCTGGTCTTTCTGCTTAACTAACTCGTCAATGTGCTTAAGCTGTGAAACGGTGAGAAAGTTGAATTGCTCATTAAGGTTCTGAAGAGCCTTAACCGGATCCTTATCAATATCCTTATAAGCCTTGGTAATGTCCTGAGCCGAGACTATACCGGTCTGAACCGCCAGCGCCGTGGAGCCCGCTGCTTTTTCAAGTTGCTGCTGTGTCAGCGATCCCATGCCAACCAGCTCAGTCATCAAACTCTGAACGGTTCCTACAGTAGCGCCAGTAGAGGCAGCAATAGACTGGGAGGAAGCCATGATCTGGAGCGCTGACGTGCCGGCAATGTTGCCAGTCCTGATAATGGCCTGGTTAATTTCGTCGTAGGCTGTGAAGTAGTCCGCCCCCGCTTTTGCCGCAATCAGTACAGCGCCAGCCAGACCACCAATCGCTACACGCGCCGGGGTGACCATGGATAACATCGCTTTTAGCGCGTTCCCCACCCCGCCAAAGGAATCACGCAGCTGCCCCCCCTGCTGGATAGCAACCATATAAACCGGCATACCGGAGGCCAGTGAGGTCACAATATCCGTCATTTGCATTGGCAGGTAACGCATGGCATTACGGTACTGCCCCGCACTGATAGCTCCCGATTTCCAGGACTCTTCCTGCTCTTTTAGTCGGGCAATCATTGGCGCAGCGCGATCCGACACGCCGAGTTGGGCCGCCTTCAGTTCGAGTAACTCTGCACGGGTTTTTCCGATAGCTGCAACCTGATCCTCAAGTGAGTCGATAAAAGTTTTGCCTGCGGCAGCTGCCCGTTGTGCTGCCTGTGCCTGCTCAATGCGAGCACGTCCCTCTGCTGTTTCAGATTCCATGACCTGCGCTAGTTTCGCGCGGGTTGACTCAAGCACGCTGTTGTAACGCGTAAAATCTTCATCATCCACCAGCCCTTTACTGCGAAACTTAGACAGGCTCTCCTGAATGGTATCGAGTTCATCCAACGCTTTGTTAACGGGGCTGATTTTGTTGAGCAGAGTCTGGAGCTCCTGGCGCTGCTGCTTCAGGCTCTCGGTATTTTTCTTCTGGTTGTCGATACCGGTGCGAAACGTACTGTTCAGGTCATCCGCTTTACCTGCAGCGGCGGTCGCGGTCTCCTGAAAGCGATCCAGTGCCTGGTTACCACGCTCCAGCTCAGTGGTATTTACGCGCAGGGAAATCGTGGCGATGTCGTTACTCATTCCGCCCTCTCTTTATGCATAACTTTTAGTGCGGCGCTCTCCATGATTCGGATGTCCGAAAGCGCGGTTGCCTCGTCGTCGACGTGGTGCAGGCGCATCACCCAGGGCAGCACGTTGTAATCAAGCCCTGATGCGCCTCCCATGCCCGTGCGCCACTGCGTGCTGACAGCCTGAAACACCAGGAATGAAGGCCATACATCTGGCCAGACGTCGATGTATTGATCGTCGTAGTCATCCGGCGTAAGCCCATAGGGTGCCAGGTCTGCCGCTGTGGGTTCAGGCGTATAGAATGCAGAGGCAACCGCTATCAGTTTTTTTCGCGCTGCCCCATCAGTTCGCGATAGTAGGTTTCAGGGATAGCCTTCATTGCAGCCGGATAGTTTTCCAGCAGCACCGACAGGTTTTCCGCGTTGAATGCATCGGGAAGTGCCCAGCCAGCAATGATTTCCATCAGAAAATCAGTGGCGGTTTTGCCTTCCATTTTCTCCAGATCCGCCAGTTCTTTGAGTGGCTTGTGATTGAATGTGAACGTCAGCACGCCATCCTCATCGCCGGCTCGGGGGATCGAGACATTGGCCTTAAATGTTGGTTTAGGCTGAAGAGTGAATTTGGTCGCCATCGATACCTCTTAACGAAAAAAAGCCTCCGTGATGGGAGGCATGGAATGGTGAAAGCTCTGACGGGTCAGGCGGCAGCGTCAGTCACCTTGTAGAACGTCATCGCCGGTGACTGCAGGTTCAGCACCACACTCACTGTCTCTACCTCGTTAACCGCAGTAGTCGGCGTGTCGTCAAAAGATGCCGTGGCCGCCCAGTAACGGTTCTCCTTCGCCTTCGGCACGTACATGTACGCTGCGACTGTCTCTTCGTCTTCATCCAGTTGGCGAAGCAGCGGGTATACCGGGAGCGTGGAGTCATGCGCGATCGAGTAGGTCTGAGAGACTGCGGATTTATAGGTGTTCAGGTTGCGCTGGCGATCATCGCTGAGGAACTGAATCTGCGTGGTGTTCTGATCACCACCCGATTTCGATACCTCAGTGATTTGTGGCAGTTCGGTCCATTCTTCAATTTTGCGAATAGAGCCGGTACCGCCGCCCTCCGCGTATTTGTTTTTGTTGGTGGTATTGATGTTGCGAAGAGTGACAGCATTCTCCGCAATCGCGTCGATTTTCGCGATAACGTTATCAATACCCGACCAGTTGCAGTTCACGTGAACGATATCGCCGACCGCAATATCGTCCGCGGCGCTGACGGTGATCACCGCGTGCTCAGCATTCGTCGCGCCGGTGAAAGTAATGGCCGGGCCGTAGCCCGAAGCCAAATAGACATGAGAGCCGTTAGGCAGTGCAAAGCCCATAATGGTTTCTCCTTCAGAAACAAGATAATCGGCGTTAAGCCGGTCAGGTGTGGGATGTCAGAGAGGGAATCAGCTGGTAATGTCTGCCCGATAATTCAGGCTGACAGGAACGGTGTAGGACACAGGTGTAGGGACGCCGCGGAATATGCCAGGCGCGCTGCTAATCCAGCAGGTAAAGTCTTTGCCTGCAATTTCCTGCCCCTCGGGGAACAATTCCGCCACTCTGCTCGCCAGGGCAACGACGGAGGTACGGCCGGAGCCGGCTGGCGCCACGACATTAATCTGGTACACGCCAGAATAAGTCCGGCAGCGCAAGCCGAGATCGATTGTTCGCGGCGTAACGGGCATATCGTGAACGGCCAGGTACATCTCGTTAGCAGGAGGTGTAAACGGCACGTTCTCCCATGCAACCGAAATGCCCTCGGCATCGGCCCAGGTACCCAGTCTGGCGGCCAGTGCAGATGCAATATCAGGATTCACCTGGACACCTCCCTGACAGCTTCCTCAAAGAAGCGTTGAAACTCAGCAGCGGTTATACGGACCATTCCGCGCGGTGCCTGTGTGGAATGCCCCATTTCCAGCGGGTAGGCATAGGGCACGTTGTTGCAGAAATAAATGGCCTTCATCCCGACTTTGAAAAGCGACAGCGTGTAGTTCCCGGCCGCTTTTGTCAGGTCGCCGGTCTTGTCTATTCGCCCTGTTTCATCAGTTGTCGGAGCATCAAACGATACCTGCCAGTTACCGCGAAAGCGTCCGCCCGTATACCCCGGCGGTGCTTTGATATCCATCCCATCCACAACCCGGGCTTTTTTCTTCAGTCGCCCGGTTTTGGTCAGGTTGTCGGGATTTGCCCGCTGCGCCTCGTTATTGTCGTAAACAGCGCGATTATAGGAAACAGCTGTCTGGTTAACTTCCCACAACTCCGGGTTGCCCACTGGGGACATCACCACCAGCTGGTTGAGGATTTTGATTCCGACGGCGCGTACCACTGCCTCCTGATTCGTTTTCGCCTTATTAACGAAAGCCGTGATTTCAGCCAGGAAAGCCGCGTTCTCGCCCATGTTAAGCCCTCAGTTGCGCTTTGTAGCAGAGTACCAGTGCGGCGGGTTTTGCCGGGTTCGGTTTGACAACACGGTAGGCTGTGCCGTCAATATCAACCACATCGCCGATTTTAATTTCCTGCTCTGCCGTAAAATCGATCTGCACATCGCCGTTAACGATGACCGTTCCATCAATTTCGCTTGGCGCGTATTCAGTCTTCACGCCCACAGCAGTAAAACGGACCGCTTCAGTTTTATGCTCAACGCCACCGATAACCGTTACTGAACCCTTGCGGGTGACGTTGTATAACGCTCCGTTCTGCCTGAGCATGCGCGTTGTTCTGGCCTGCATACGTAGGTAATCAATCGCCATATCAGACCCTCTCTACAAATGCATTGATGGCGAAACCTCGACCACCAGCAAGGTCGCCTAGCAGCGCCATGACAGCAGGATAGGACGGCGTGAAAACTTCACCATCTGCGACCGCATAGGTCATGGTGACAGCACCTTCCACACGTTCAGTTTTCACAGCGGCTTCGCGCACGCTGGAGAGTAAATCTCCGTCGATTGCCTCTACCGCCAGCATGCACTGCGCGGTTAAAACCTGCCGTGGAACTTCATCCGGCGGGAAATCATGTTCATCCAGAACGACATTCACGCGTGGCCATGCCAGAGCCTGTCTCGGGTCAGCTTTTGAGCCTACCCACTCCAGCCCCTCAAGGTAATCCATGGCCTTAATCAACAAAGGAGTGAGCTTGTCAGGCAGTTTAATGCCACGTATTTCCGCAAACGAGGCAAGTTCCTCTTCACTGGCGTAGCTGTTGGCATCAGGAGAGGTGATATCGGTATTGATCATCTAATCATCCTGTTTATGGGGCTTTCACCCCATTCTTTAATCTCCGGAAGGCGCAGTGAAGGTGATCTCATCAGTGGTTTTCGCCACTCCTTCAACCGTGCCGGTTACCGTGAAGGTGCCAGCAACGTCTGATGTGAGTTTCACCGTTGCACCACCAGCAGAGCCGGTTTGAGAACTGGCCGTGCTAAGCGTGCCGCCTGTAGACGTCCACACGACGGTTTTACCGGATACACCGGAGCCGTTCAGCGTGTACTTCAGAGAAACAGTTACCGCATCTGTGCTGTCAGCGGTTGCGGAGGTTTTATCCGCTGACAGCGTTACTCCCCCACTGCGGATTCCAGTTTGATCAGCACGCCTGCCGTTGATTTGTTGCTGGTGAAATGCCTCTTCCAGTTGCCCGCAGTGCCGATGGCGGTCAGGTCAGGGTTATCACCTTTGGCAGTATCCCAGCTGTAGCCCAGCAGATCGACGTTCACCACACCTTCAGCGCGATAGCCAACCGCAAGGTTTTCCTGATCGTTGATATCGTAGGAACGGAAGCCCGGCGCCTGAGACTCGGTAACGGTCACTGCGCCGGCCACCAGCCCAAGGATCGCATCAGCATCCATGGTGTCGGTCACCAGCACAGGTTTACCCAGCGTGCCCGGCTGCCCGCCGTAAACCACCACGCCCGCTTCTTCGTAAATTTTGTTGGCAATCGCCTCATCCACAATGTCGAAGTAGGTCGCGGAGTGCATCACGAACAGAACCACTCGGTTAAACTTGTCGCCATATTTGCGCAGGCCACGCGTCAGGGTCTTTTTACCGTCGGTCTCAATGTCGGCGGTTACGACCATGTCGGCGTTAGCACCAATCGCCGCAGTCAGCGCTTTCAGGCCATATTTCACATAGCCTTCCAGCGTGGCATCTGCGACATCAACGCCGATCACTTCGGAGAACTCATCAACGGAGCGGCCACGGCGTTTAAAGGCCTCTTCCGTGGTTTCATACGGACCGTATTTCCACGGTGCTTTAACGGATACCGCTTCACCGGCACCGATTTTTTTACCTGTGACTTTATCGACAGAGTTCACATTGCGCGATTCGATGGAACCACCAACTTTGTAGAAGGCGCGTTTACGGAAATCGCCTTCAATCAGTTCGTTATCCAGCAAAATCGCACCGTTGGAGGAAGCGTTGAACACTTCCAGATTGTCCTGGCGACGCTCAAGAAACGCGGTCTGCGCCAGATCGTCATAAATAACCAGGTCGGTATTAACAGTCGTTGCCATGGTTTAAATCCCTTATTTCGGAAGTTTGAGGAAGGCCTGCTGGCCGTGTTTGCGGATGTAGTCCGCTTTGTCGCTGGCGCTCATTTCGGAACGTTTCAGGCTTCCACCACCGTTTGGCTTGTGTCCGCCCGCGCCCGTGCCTTCTGCGCGAGGGAACAGATGCGGAGCCGTCTCCTTGAGTGACTCCGCCCACTCAAGCGGGCTTAGTGGGGTTTTGCCGTCTTTGCCGAACAGAACATCGCCATTTGCATCAACCGCTACGGCCTCGCCTTCGTCGTTGAGCTGGAATGTGCCTTTGGCACGCAGAATCAGATCGTCAGAAGCTTCAGGCAGCGCGCCCGCTTTAGAGGCTGCTGCCCGGATTGCATCCCCGAGGACCCGATCCCGGAATTTGTTGGAGAACGCTTCAGCTTTTTCCGCGCGCTCGTTTGCCGCTTTGATCTGCTTATCAACGTCAGCACGCAGACGCTCGGTACGCTTATCCAGCACCTCGTCAATTTTTCCGGCGGCGATAAGCTTCGCCTCTTCATCGTCAGAAAAACGCTGGAGAATGCCGCGTACAGCGTCTGGATCGATACCGTCAAAGCGCGACAGGTTTTCTTTTTGCTGTTTGATGGTGCCCAGCAGTTCAGAGTTTTTCGATTTCAGGCCAGTGACTTCACTGGTCACACGCTCATCAATCAGCTTCTGGATTTCGGGGGTGATTTCGATACCACCGCCACCACTGCCCTCACCGCCGCTTTCAGGTGCGTAATATTTCAGAAGCATGTTTCGAATTAACATAATTTCCCCTCGGGATTTTGTCGGGCCTCGCCCATAAAAAAGCCCCGGCGGATGCCAGGGCGTGTAGAAAGTGATGGTTGTCAGGTTCAAGCGCCTGATAGCTGCTTAAGACGCTCCATGCTGATCCACTCGCCTTTGTCAGTGAACATATCAGCCAGGTCGATTTCACCCGCGCGGAACAGACGGCCACGCTCGGCACCCAGAACCTGATCCTGTCGCTGCGCCGATTGTCGCCTCAGCCATTCCAGATACGTGGTTTTCGCCGGTACCTGTCCGTCCATGCTGGCGCGGGTACCATCGTCCATTTCATCGATATCGATACCGAGTTCGCGCCACGACTTAAGAATCAGGGTTTCGGTAGAACGGCAGCAGAAATGAATTTTCCCGGGCCCTTGCAGGTAAGGTACTTTATGCCCGATCGGTTTATTATCCAGCGTGTATCGCAGCAGGTCGCGAATAATGCAGTCGTGGCTGGTTTTATTGTCCAGCGTAGACAGCCACTGCTTACCCTTCACGATGTCACTGTTGGCGCTGGTGAAGCTGTTGCGCGCGGTGGCAGCCAGATGATTAACGGCTGTTTTAGCGATGCTTGCGGCGTTTGCCCTGCTCATCTGAAGCGCGCCGTCGCGATAGACTTTATTGGCATGACCGCGCACGCTTCGGGAGATGGATTCAACCGTGTCGCCAGCAAGATAGCCACGGCGTACAGCGTTTACGATCCGCGCCAGCCTGTCCGATTCCAGATTCTCCGCCCACTCACTCAGCAGGCGCCCCTGAAATGGCTGAGCCATCGCCGCGGCATAAACCATATCGGCGGTGATTCCCTGTAACGGGTAGCGTGCCAGCACCTGTGAGGGAAGAAGGGAATCGAACAGGCTCAGCTGATAACTGACCTCATTCCTGGAAAGCGCAAGCAGTTCCCCTTCCAGCCCGGACTGCATCGAAGCGACAGCCTGATGGTTAAGTTCGCGTACGCTGCCGAGCAAGCTTTCCAGACGTGTAACCGTGAAGCTATCAGCCGGGAGCCGATCCAGTGCATCCAGCAGACGGGCAGACAGTTCTGCGTCCGTCTCGTTGAGCAGCTTCACCATCCGGTTAGCGACACCCGTCGCATAGCGGCTAATCCAGACGGAATGGGCAATGGCCTCATCCCGCAAACTTTCGTTGACTGTTGCCATCTCAGCCCCCGGTCAATGAGGGCGCCTGATTGCGGAGCGCATCAATCACATCATCCGGGCTGTCTGCCGGGTTGATGAGGTCGAGTTTCTGAAGCGCCCGAATCATGTCAGTATCGCGCAGTGCGCCGGACTGCCATGCATTAACAATCGCGGTAACCATCCCGGATTCGGCAACCTTCGCGATAAATTCCTGGTTGATGGTGTAGCTCGTCGATTCGTCCTTAATTCCGAGGTACTTCGCACACCAGCCCAGCGCCAGCGTGTAAGCCTCGGAAACGTTTGAAACGCAGATACCCAGCACTGATGTTGATGCGCTCTGTTCACCGCTTGCCTGCGTTGCAGTCTTCGCCGTGGCGTTCTGCTCAATTAACCTGGCGCCCAACTGCACCATGTAATCGCGTTTGCTGTCCATGGCCTCTTTAGCCAGCATGTTCGGCTGCGCCTGGGCATAGCCAAACGAGCCATCTTTGGGAAGCATTAGCGGTGAACGGGAACCAATTTTTACTCCGGTCTTCTCAAGGTGATCTCGCCAGTTGGTATCAAGCCCAGTCATATACGGCTGCACCTGACCACAGAACCACACGCTGTCCTCATAGTCAGCGCTGTTTCGATAATGGCCATGGTTTATCTCCACCAGCGCGGCCAGCGGTGAATCATCGATAGTGGGATCGTTGTTCTGAGCACCGACAAAGGTGAACGGGATTTCGTCCCAGTAGTCCTTCCCTTTCGGCTTAGGGTGGTATTCACTGTCAACGCTGTAGGTTCCGCTTGCGGTGCCACCTGCCCGGCGCCATACACGGCAGATAAACTTCCCTTCTTCCAGCGCCAGCTCGCGGTACTGAATTTCGTCCTTGTAAGCGTAACCATCCGGCTCTTCTACGCATTCGCGCAGGACCACCAGTACCAGCTGATCGCGTCCGTTAATTCGCTTTGTTCGCCAGTTGATGATGTTCTCTGCCGGATAGCGGAGAATGATCGCTTCGTCTGATGCCTCTGCATAGTCAACGTAAAGCCCATCACGCGCCACCTCCAGCACGTTCTCAACCACCAGCTGCGACTGCTGATAAATGCTGGTACCCGCCCCGTCAGCATTATCCAGCAGGTATTTCAGCTTCTCCGGGCCGTTAAACGTTGGGTCTTTGCGATACGCCATGCCAAGCATGCCGATCTTCGTATTGCCGGCAATGGCGTAAAATACAGCGCGGCGCAGATAGTCCTCGTTGCGCTTACGGTTGCGCGTGGATTTATCGGTTGGATCGAGATAAGGCAAGTACTTATTGCCCGCCGCTTTTACGGCCTCAGCGCCTTTGCAAAAGTCTCTGTATTTCCGCCAGGCAGCAGAAGCCGCCCGGTGTTCTGGTCGAACCCAGGTGATGTCGTCGTTTGCCATATCAGAAAGTGGTGTCCATGGTGATTGAGTATGCCGGTTTCACGATGGGGTAATCCTTCACAATGAAGTACCCACCAGCATCATTGGGGTGATCGTTATCCGCTGATTTATCCGGTTCGCCATTAGCCGCCCAGATTTGCTGCTCGAGGCTCTCGGTGTAGACCGGGCAATTCTGGACGTTGACCAGATAGCGGCGCTCACCGTTGGCGTTGCAGAACATGGCGTTCATTGAGTTAATGCGGTCTTTAACCGGCGGGTTGGCATCATCAACGATGACACTGAAGCCGGCATCGTTAAGCTGGGCAATATCCGTCTTGCTGGCGTTCTGCGATTTGCGGGAGTCGCCTGACGCATCCGGGTAGATGTAAATCTCCCGGCTCTTCACATAACGCCCATCCTCATATCGCCAGAACTCTTCCTGGATACGCTTAATCATCGCCGGCGTGTCGTAGACTTTCACCAGTTCGCGAACCGCGCGCGGTAGCCCGTTACGCTTTACGTGAACAATCGCGGCCATTTTCCCTACGTTGAAGTCCATACCGATAAACAACGGATCCCCATCCTGAATCTCGTCAGAACAGTTGTTCAGTTTACGGTTAAAGGTGTGGTAAATGGTCCCACTGTTGAGGTTGGTGAACTTCCCGCGCAGGTATGCCTGAATCAGTTCATCAGGATAAGAACTCAGCAGCGAGGAAATGTAATCCGGGGGCAGGTTCTTCGCGTTGTCGAACGTGCTGGCCTGAATCAGCCCATACAGAGCAGAAAGCTCAGGCTTTTCGCGGACCGCCTTCACGAACTGCTGGTAGACGAACTTGAAGCCCTCCGGCGTAGTCGTTACATCGATGCCGTTACGCAACCCGTCGACTTTGTAACGCATACGGGCGATGATTTTTCGCCAGGCCTGCTGCGCTTTGGCAGCCGCCATGACGTCCAGTTCATCCACCATCGCATTACCGATTTTGAAACCAACTATCGAGCCTGGCTTCTCCATTGAGCGGCAGATTGTGGTTCCGCGGTATCGTCGCCCCTCGTAGAAGTGAACCTCTTTGTTCCCCTCATTGATTATGACGCTCAGCCCCCAGTCAAAGGCCACTTCCTCAATCGTCGGGTAGAAGATGTCACGGATCTGCGGGTACGTCGGCGCGAAATAACCCTGGTTGATTTTAGGGTGCTCCCACATCCCCTTACAGATGCCGCCACAACCCACCCACGTCTTACCGGAACCGAACCCGGCAACGTAGGCTTTGAATTTGTGCTGCATCGCGAGGAAACGCGCCTGAGGAATGTTAAGTGTCGGGCTGATCCCCATCTTCCGCCCTCGCGTCCACTACGTTGATATTGATCTGAACTGGGTCGGTTCGTCACCATCACCATCACCGGCCAGCTCTTTGCGGAGTTTCTCAACCTCCAGCTGCCGGCGGTCGATTTCGATCTGCTGGAGACGCTGAGCGAACTCGCTATCCGCCAGGCCAAGCCGTTTCATTACGGCTTCGAACATACGCTCACGGCTGATAGCGGTTATCTCGACGCCGTTCTTTCCGACCTTTACGCCGGAGTAAGCGAGTCGCGAGACTGGCGAGAGTTTACGCGTATCAGCGAAGTAAGGCTGGCCGATACCATCGCCGTTACAGCGTGGGCAGGCAGGGTTAGGCTCACGATTATGGTCATAGCCATAGCCACCAACATCAGCGGGCTCGCGACTTTTCCGCTCAAGCGCTTCGAGTCGTTTCTCTTCGAACTCCACCATATCGCGCCACTGGTACTGGTGACCGAATCCCCAGCAGTAACGACACGCGCCGCGGCGATACTGCGATAGCTGGTTTGCATCGAAGGTGGCAAGCTGCCACATCTGCGCGAGGACTTCATCGGCACTGCCAAGCGTGCGCGCAATGGAGGCTTTCTGCTGTTGTGCAATAGCCTGGGCAACTGAAGTTTTCTGAAGGAGTTGATAACCAATTTGTTCAGCGGATTTTTTGCTGTAACCCGCCCTGATAGCTGCTTGTGTGGCGTTACCATCCTTTAGGTATTCCGCAACAAATAAGCGTTGCTGAGCAGTAAGTCCATCATCATCCATCAGCTCATTTGCGCTTTGTTCTTTCTGCGCAATGCGCACTTTTTTCTGCGCAGATTTTTGCGCAGTTTGCGCAGAAGTTTTTTTGATATATCGACGGGCGGTAGCGTAGTTCAGTCCCTGCGCTTCACACCATTCCTTTGGTGATACGCCGGTTGCGGCATGTTCGGACAGGAACCGTTGCTGAAGCTCTCCCCAGTCCGGTTTTGCCATTATTCACTCCAATAAAAAAAGCCACCAGCGAGTGCCAGTGGCTTGAATGTGGTAATCAGAAATGGGTTCGAACCGTTGGGACAAACAATATTAAGCGCTCACCCGCTGGATTAAAGTAGCATCACGCTTCGTCTGGCCGATATGAACTCCTGTATCACTCTACTGACGTATAGAACCAAGCATGCCCCATCCTACTGCTACGCGCCAGTCTCGCTGCTTTCAACCAATCAGAGCATCATAAGCCTCGATAATTTCTTTCCTGCTCACGTATCTGTCGGCTGCCACCAATATGGCTCCACTTTCGCCTTTCAGAAAAGTTGAAAAAAAAATCACCACATCCAAACACCTCACCTCATCATTAGCATACAGATAAAGAATCTTGCTCCGATAACTTCGAATTTTCAGCAACTTAGCAGGCTCATCATCAGCAAAAATCAATAGCTGTGCCATAAAATCTCCTTCTACACATAATTCCTTACAAGAGAAGATTGTTAGTCCCATGAACACTCAATCACATTGACGAATCTTTTGCCTGTGATTTACGTTACCTTTAATAGCCCAAAAGTCTTTTTTAATTCATTCACCTGAATTCAATTCTGAAAGAAGTGAAAATGGCAGCAAACAAATCACCAGGAGTTTAACTTTCTTTAATTAGTTATAGTGCAGAATGCTTAACCCTGTATATAGAGTTCGCTTCTTCGCACTTTTCTTTCAAGTATATGAACCGGGTGGATACTTCACTGTTTGAGCAGTTCGTTACAATGCAGTAACCCTCTACCCATGCCTTTTCATCCTTTTCGGCAAACAAACTTTCGAAAATGGCAGCCCAAGTGCTGTTAGGCATGCGTTCCAGTTCAAAATACTTCATTGTCCCTCCCTCACGAAGGGTTCTGTACTCATCCAATCCTAAGATTTTCATACTGCATCTCACGGTCTTTTTAATGTTATGATTTCTAGCATCATATCCAGGCTTTTCCTACCCCAAAATCCATGGGACTCTGCATTTTATCATCATTAGCAACCAGCAGATGAGCTTTGTAATAGATGAAGAATGCGCATAAGAAAGCCATAGCTATTCATGTGACATGCCTGTCCTCAGTATTGGATTTAGGTTACCTTCTGGATAAAAACTTACCCATCAACATTAAAAATACAACGATTCCAACAGGCATTCCAACAATAGGTGTAGCGAACGCGCTTACTCCCACGGCGGCAACCATACCTCCCAAAGTACTAAACATGATGGGTATGATTAACATAATGATAGCCTGGGGTATTCCTGCCTTCCAGAGGAGTAACACCATAATGACAACAAAGAACACCATGAGAAAAGGCATTGTTTGCCCCCTTAATTAAACACACTCTCTATATAACGACCATTTGGAAAATTTATTTAGTTATCTTTCAATTAAGGCCTACTTGCAGTTCGCCTGCCACGCTTTGTTATGCGCCAGGATGTCGCGCTTCGTCTGCCTGTCCAGTACATCCCAGTCGTGCGCTGTGCAGTAGATGGGTTTAACCCAGTCGCAAGACGTATCGGCTACCTCAACCCTTACGGGTCCAGTTGTCCCGCAGCTCGCGATCAACATCGTCGTCAGACATATGGTTAACAGTCTGCTGTACATTGCTGGCCTCTTTCGTTGCTTCTACCCGGCGTTCGGCTGCTGCGACCGTTGCCGCTGCGTTATCTTCGGTGCGCTGCTGGTCGGCTTTCACTTCAGCTTTGCTGGTGCCGCGAATATGGCCCAGGCCAAAAGCGCCGGCGATAGCGGAAATAACCAATGCGACCAGCCCAATTATCGTTTCGATCCCCACATTCACATCACACCAGAACGGATTTCGCCAGGTTAAATAGTGCGCGGCGTTTATCCAACCCGTTTCTGCCCCCATTGATAAGAAGCGTCACGCGTTCCACGTCGCCGGAATGAAGAAGGCAACCGCGGGAGGCATAGAACCATGCAGCAGAGCGCGCGGCGTATTCATCCTGTTCAAGCAGCTCCGGATGGGTAACAAGGTCCAGTTTCAACGCGTGACCACAACTGCGATAGTTACTCAGGCCGGTAACCTGTTTCAGCCCGCGACCGCGGTATTTCCATCCATCATCGGCAGCCTGATTGCCCAGGTGTTCTTTTCCCCACTCACCGCCGTAAACCAGATTAGCGATCGCTTTCTGATTAGCCGAGTGCTCTGCCGTTCTGCCTAGTGCGGCGGCCTGCTGTGGAGTGATGCGGCGGCTGCCGAACGTCGGCACTAAGTTTTCTGCCGCATAATTAAGATTTTCCACCACACGGGTAAATCTGGAGCTTTCATGCCCCATCTGGGCAATAAACATGGCCTGGTCAAGCGGTGCGGTGATGCCGTATTCCTTCATGGCGGCGTCGATATGCGGAAACCAGCGCGCAGCTAATCCGGCGCTGATACCAGCCGCCTTCTGAAATTGTGATTGGTTCATTAGTGCCTCAGATGATCAACCAGACGTGCAACGTTACCTTTGACGGCCACCAGCACGGAAAGGAATATGATATTGGCCGCAATGGTGGCCCATGATGAATGCGGGTAGATCCCACACAGGTACGCCAGCGGTACAGCGCTGTAAGTGACGGTAATCAGCCAGGCTAAACGCGAAATCCATGGCCGATGCCGCGAATCACCACGGCGGTAAAACATCAGAGTAATTACAACTCCGGCGCAGAGCAGCGCGTTGATAGTTGCTGTTGGGTCATTTAGTACCACCTGAACCTCCCCGGCGCGTTATCAGCGCCACCAGCGAGCCGATGTCCTGCTTGTTCAGGAACGTAAGGATTTGAACGGCTAATGCAGAAGCTATTACGGCACCAATAGCATCCAGAGGCTTCTCGGTGTACCCCGTCCAGGATGTGAGTTTTGACCCCAATAACCCCGAACAAAGAATGCCGACGATATACGACACGAAGAAGTAGGCCAGGCGACGTAACACACTCAGGTCAGCTGCTGTCGCTATGTAGAATACTGCGCCTGCAAATGCTCCAAAAACAACACCGTAATCAGTTCCGGTCAATAGACCGTAAACACTTGCTCCAGTCAAAGCTAAACCGGCCAGCCCTGTGCCGGAAAATGGATCGGACATAGGTCTCCCCTCATATAGCTGTGTATCCTCTCAGTAATGAGGGGAATAAAAAAAGCCCGCACGGGAGCGGGCAACGAATGCAGATATTTATTTTTTTCAATTTCAGAACGAAGATTATCGGCAGTCTTGGGAAATACTTTAGACAATAAAAACCCGGCGCGGTGGCCGCGTTGATGATCACTTGTTTACTTTTTCCAATGCAGATTCGTAAGCGTCTTTCTCATCAAATAGAGCCGTTACCGCTAAAACCTTACCAATCTGCTGCTTGAGCGCCTTGACGCCAACCTCAGATAGGAACTGGTGGATCTTGTCTCCGGGTTTTCCGAATTCATCTTTGCTACTTTTAGCAAGGTCAAGAATCTTACCTTCGCTTTTGGCCAAGGGCTTGTAAATTTGCTCAATAGTCAATTTTTTGAATAAGAATGGACGCCCTCGTCCTGGCTTGTTTAATTGATAAATTTTGTACCAAGCCTCATAAAGTTCGTTGGGAAACTCTTTCTCATACTGCCTAGCTTCTTCCCTAACAAATGCTTTGAAGAGATCAATTACTTGCTGTACTTCAGGTTTGAATCCAGCTACAGCGTAAGCAACGTTAGTAATACCAACCTTTGCCGCCGAGTTAACTAAGTCTTGAGCTTGCATAGCTGCATTTAGTCTAGATGCTGGAAGATCGCCACTATCTTTAGCTGCCGTAAGGGCTTTGCAAATATCAATTACTACTGAAATATCATATCCATGTCCGCCAGTAAAAGAACCGAGTACTGCGCCATCGTTCTCCCATTGAAAAATATAAGGATTTTCCATTTTCTCAAGCAAAACTGCGTCTACGTAATCTTGCATATATTGAGCGTTAAGAACTCGGTCGATATCTTTTACTCGCTCCCCTAGACCAATGAGTTTTGCCAGCCCGGTTTTAGTTACCACAGCCGTTTTAGATTCATTGTCTAAAACATAACACTCAGTATCAATGCCAAACTCTTCCATAAAGCTTCCCTTGTGGGTTGCTTTCAACGGCTTGTCTTTCCATCTTGCTGCCGCTGCTTTTTTGGCAATGTCAGAACGCTGCTCTTTAGTAAGAGACTTCGCCCTAGCAATCCCGCCCTTAGCTTTACCCTTTGGATCTTTCTTATCGTCTGACATATGCAAGCATTTTTCACTATTTTATGCTTGCATAGTCAAGAGCATATAAAAGGCCGCTGGATGGTAGCCTTCAGTAAACTAATGTTGTTGTGCTTAATTGTACGCCATCGAGGATTCGAACCCCGAACCACGGAGATAGAAGCTCCGTGCTCTTTCCAGTTGAGCTAATGGCGGAAAAAAAAGACCAGCATTGGGTTGCTGGTCATGGGTCATGCAGTTGTCTCTGCGAAGTTGGTGTATCCCCACCAAGTGTTATCAGTATCGAGAGCATTATCGAATGCCAGTTTACTATAGCACCGAAGAAAAAATTCACTCTGTCAAAGGCCATCAGAAATGACCTTTTGCAAAGTGTTATTTACTGGATTTAAACAGGGGCCAGAGTAAAGCAATTACCCCGGCTACCAGCACGCCATCAGCAAGGATGGACATCATTTTGCTGGTAAAGTCGATGGCAACCACCAGGAACATCAATACCCCGGCGGCTACCCAGCGCAATTTCCCGATCACAGGTACTGGTCCAGTGGGAGTTGCAGCGCCTGCGCAATTTTCTTGAGCTGCTTCTCTTCTTCTTCCCCGATGCCGTCGTTGTCAGCGACATCAAGGCACAGGCAAAGAACATCAACAGCATCGTTTGTACCGGCAACGTCAGCCAGTTCGCGCAGCGCCTGAGCATTAGCAGAGCGCGGCGAAGCTTCATAGCGAGCACGGATATTGCTACTCATCTGTGCGATCTCACCAGCGAACGGTGCGAAAGCAGGCAATGCTGAAATGGTTTTTTCCAGAGTGGCGATTTCTTTCGCATCGCATGTGCCGTCGGCATACGCAATGGAGTAAGCACCCCACACCGTAGCTTCAACCGCGTCGCGGTTTTCCATTTTCTTAACTTCGACAACAGCTTTACGTGCTTTCTTTTTGAAGATACCGAACATAGTGACTTTCCTTTTAGCGGGTGAGCCAGCGCTCAGGAATGATCAGCCCACAGAGACAGTCACACCGACCGTTCCCTATGGCTCACCCCTGAAAGGCTCTGTGGTTGAATTGCGCCGAGCGTGGCGCGAAGAATTTCGGACATAAAAAAACCCGCACTGAGGCGGGTTTGGTGTCGTGTAGGCGTAATATCCCACGATGGAAAGCATACAGGACATTTTTATGCAAAGTCAACACTAACGTGCAAAAAAGTGTCGCCATTTGCTCCGATCCTATTAATAAGTTGTTGCCTTCTCAAATTCTACTGCCGCGTGACGCTCCCACTGGCGCAGGGTGTCCACCAGCATTTCATAAAAGGGTTTCCAGTTGCGTGACCATGAGGACTGATGGAGGTCCGGGAGACGCTTCAGAATGGCACGGTGTACCGTCGCCGAGGAGATAGCAGAGAAGCCATTACCAGAGCAACGTTCACACGTTTTGAAAACCGGTGCGCCACGTTCTTTGGTCGCTTTGCGATCCAGCACTTCACCTTTACCGCCGCATCTGCACCGCGCAAGGATTACCTTTTTCCCTCCGCAGGTTTCGCAAACCCTTTTCACCAGCTCATTTTTAATCTTCGGGGCCACCACTTCGGCACCGTCATCGTCGAAGATACCAGGATGTTTAACCACATCCTCATTCCCGGAGATAAAACCGGTACCGCTGCAACTGTGACATGTCACGCTGGTAGCCGCCGAACGGGAGTAATCAGCAAAGGCAAACTGCGCCAGCGTCAACATGCATGCTCCGAGCTTGTCGCCAGCGGCTTTGCGGACATTTTTAGGAGCGTTTTTGATAGCAACCTGCGCCAGCGCCTGAACTGCGAGCTGTTCATCTGTTTTGCTGATGCCGGACTTGCCGAAGAAAGCAGCCAGGCCGAAGCGTGCACGGCTGCTGGTGGTACCAATCGCCGCCATAACATCAGTGCCCGTGAGACGATCCGGAGAGGTTCCCTTTACATCGTCGCTGATATGCATTCCCTGAGGACTAAAATGTTTGAGTGCTGCTTCCAGTTTCATGCGGCCACCTGCTGTTTTTTATAGAAAACCATTTCACGAACCTGATCGCCGTTCATGAGCATGTCGTTAAAGTCCCCGTTATCCGGCCAGTAGATACTGACCTTATCGAGGTCGTTTTTTGCCATCAAATTGGCATGAGCACATTCCATAGCAGCCGCTAAACCGGTAGCACTGTTGATGTCACGGTCTGCAAAAATGATGAAGTTCTTTACGCCAGCTGGCACACGGAATTTCTTCATGAATCCGCTGGTCATGGTTGCCCATGTGTTTACTTTGTAGAGTTGCTTGCATGACAAAGCGGTTTCGATACCTTCCGCAATGCCAAGCGTGCTGGCGACCGGGAACATCCGGATTGCAACTGAACGAGCGTGATCCAGATAGCTCTCTTCCTGAAGAGATTTCTGGCGTTTTGCACCAACTGAATCCTTCAGCTGAGCTTTCCGATTACCGTCCAGCAAAGTTCTGTGCAGATAGCAAAGTTCTCCTTTGTCATCAGTGGCGAGAGAATACAGCGACTGAAAAACCTTCCCTCCGTAGCGTTCCTTTTCGTTAAACCTGATAGCCTCTTGAGGAAGCTGGTAAATGCCGCGCGCATTAAGATAATCAGCTCCAGAAGATCCTCGCAGCGGCGCCAGTTTTGCAAATTTGCTCAGCACTCTTTTACGCAGGCTGCCAGCGTTGCTGGTTTTAGGGATACTTTCGCGGCGGAACGTATTACCAATCAGCTCATCAATTTCGCGGCAAACCTCATTAAATGGTTTTCCCTGGGTTTGGGTCACCAGCTTGATACCATCACCGCTACCGCAGGTGCAGATCCATGTTCCAGCTCCGTCACGGTCATCGATACGGAATTTACCAATCGAATCGCAGAGCGGGCATTTCCCCCTAAAGTGGTTTTTCCCGGTGATCGGCGGCAGTCCGTAATGCTCAAAAATCATGGCCCAATGGCCTTTTGCTGCTTCTACCGTTTTCATGCTCTTTTTCCTAACTGCTGTCTGATGTCGCTGACGTGTTTAAGCGCCTGCTGAACTCTTGCCGGGTTCGGCTGCTCTTCTGCCTGCTTTTGCAGGCGCTGCTCTTTTTCACGTTGCCTAGCGAAGGCGATCAGCTTGTGCGTAATGAAGTTTGAAACTGTCGGTGTGATATCCATGGGGTAATCACTCAGGCCGTTCGGCCACTCCCCAAAGCGTTCACGGAAGGTGTGAGCACACCAGGCATCGCTGACAGGCTTTTTCCCCATCGATACGCGCTGGCGCTGATAAAATTTGATCTGGCTCCACCAGGCCTGTTTCTCTGCCTTGGTTGGCTGTCGCTGCTCGCCACCCAGCTTTTTGAGTTTTCGCCCGGTGTCGGTATCAATGTCCTCACCGGCCAGAGGTTTGTGACCACAGTTCGGGCATACATAAACACCAGCAGGTTTCATGAAGTGGCATTGCGAACATTCGTGCGGCAGCTTCTCCGCTCTTTCCTCAGCGGCCCGGCGCGCGCCCTCTTCCATCCCGTCAGATTTGCCCGGGAGATCGTCATATTCGATAGAGTCCGGATAACCGAGGCGGTGCACAGTGCCGCTGTGATCGAAGATAAGGCAGGAATCCTTGCCTGGCGCCGTGCGCAGGCCTCGCCCGATCGCCTGTAACCAGCAAATTTCGCTCTTAGTTGGCCTGGCGTAGATGATGCAGCGAACATCGCTGTCGAACCCGGCCACCAGCACGCCCACGCTGACTATGATTTTTGTGGCCCCAGTCTCAAAGCGATGGATGATGGTCTGTCGCTCTTCGGCCGGAGTGTCTGCGGTCATCACCTCGGCATTAACACCAGCCTGGTTGAACTGGATGGTCAGATAATTGGCATGGGCCACATTGACGCAGAAAGCGATTGTCGGCAGATCCCGGCCATTCTCAAGCCAGTTCTGGACGATATCGCCAACCAGCGTGGAACCACACATGATCTCCGCCAGTTGAGTCTCGTTGTAGTCGGTGCCGTACTGGAGAGACGGAGAGGTTTTAACGCCCTTCAGATCCGGCTTAGTTGGCGCGTAAAATTCGTATTTACTAAGGTCGCCGCGCTGGATCAGCTCGCCGATGGTGGTTGGCTTAATCAGTCGGTCATAGTATTTGCCCAGGAACGGGGAAAATGGTGTCCCCGAAAGGCCAATCACTTTCACGCCTTTTTCGCGCAGGCGTTCGATATCCTTCAGAATGCGTTTTTTTCGCAGGTGCGCTTCGTCGATAATCAGCAGATCGATATTGTCAGGGAACACGCGACGAATAAGCGTATCAGCGCTGGCAATTTGTATTTTGAGGGAAGGATCGTAGTTTGGGTGATCCGCCCAGACATAGCCGATTTCATCACCCGGCAACCCGTACTCCACAAAACGCTTTGCGGTTTGGGTAATGAGGATCTGGTAAGGCGCGCAAAACATTACCCGCATGCCACGACTGACGAACCCGGCAACGATGAAGGCGGCAAGTCCTGTTTTACCACTGCCCGTCGGCGAGTACACCATGAAGGTTTCTGTATCCTTCCAGTTACGGCGCAGCTGGTTAAGGGCTCGTTCCTGTGCAAAATTAGGTGTGATCGTCAGCTGCATTGTGCGGACCCCGCGGTAATGAGATAATAATTTTGTGATGTGGTTTTCATGGATTCCCCCTCACATGGCTGGTGGCCTCCCCAAAGGCTGCCAGCCTCCCTTCTGAATCAGTTCCCCTGAAAAATCACTCTTCCAGAAAGAACCCTTTTTTCTCAGCGCCTGAGCGCTTTGTACTACCTTGCTGATACAGGCGTTTTTTTAATTTCGCCTTTAAGACAGTGATCTACTTAACCAATGGATCTCTCCTGTTGGAAAAGACCCTATTCCTGCCCCTGCACCCAATCCCCCCCTTACCCCCCCTTTCCCTCTCCCCCATAAAAACGTACTACCTGCCTAGTACGAATGAGGAGTTGGGTCAGTTGGTTGCCAACCTGAACAGGCACCTTTAAGCCTGTTCTTGTCCGGGTACCTTTAAACCCGCAACAATCAGGAACGCGTTGGCGTTCCGGCCAGGGGAGGTTCGGCGGTATACCCCTGTAAAGCCCTGCCGTGATTTCTCACAAACAGGCGAAGCCGCATATTTGCTTCATGCCTTGCCCGGTTCTCCTTGCGGTATGAAGCGGGCTCGGCTTCGAACGATTCCTGATACACAGCTGCATAACGCTGAATGGCTTTTTGTCGTGCTGCTGCCGTTAGGCTCAGTAACTGCTGCTTGATCCATTCGGCATCGGCCTGGCTAAAAGCCACTGGCATATCAACCGGTTGATAATCAAGTGCCATATCACTGCTCTTTTTCTGGCTTTGGGAATAGCTCCGGTAAGTCAGGTCTGATTTGATATGCGGCAACTTGTCCTTCAGCAGCGGCTACAATTCTTAGAACGTGCTCTGCTTTAACTTTTTTTCCATGGCGCCATTTCCATACTGTTGCCTGAGAGACGCCGCAAAGCTTAGCCAGCGCCCCCTGGCTACCTGCCCGCCGGATGGCAATGTCGATTGGCTCTGAAATCATAAAACCCCCTTAGTAATTAAATATTACTTTAGCGATTATACTAGTTGTAAGCAAGGTGTCTAATTACTTTTTGACTTAAAAGGTCGTTTAAGCTAAGTTTTTAACAACTTATGGAGTAATTAGAATGAACAACAACACATACTCAGCCCGGTTAGTCGAAGCAATGAAAGAAGCTGGCTTTACACAAGCATCCCTTGCAAAAGCGGTGGGGATGTCTCAATCCAGCATCTGGAAGCTTACTTCAGGCGCGGCGAGCGGATCACGAAAGACTGTCCAGTTATCCCAGGTCCTTGGGGTTAGACCTGAGTGGCTTTCCTCAGGTGAAGGCCCCAAATACGTGGTAGGGCTTACTGAGGCCGAGGAGTCTATTTCACACGAGCCAGCAAGAGACACCTATCGTGTGGACGTTCTGGATGTTCAAGCCAGCGCAGGTCCCGGAACCTTCGTGTCCTCTGAGTTTATAGAGACAATAAGGGCTATAGAGTACACCGAAGAGCAGGCAAGGCTTATGTTTGGTAACCGACCAGCCCATGCTATCAAGGTCATTACTGTAAATGGCGACAGCATGGAGGGAACCATTGACCCTGGTGATTTTGTTTTCGTCGATACTTCGGTCAATCATTTCGAAGGCGATGGGATCTATGTCTTTATTTTTGGGAAGACTATTCATATCAAGCGATTACAAATGCTTAAAACAAGTTTGATGGTCCTTTCTGATAACAAGCTATATAACTCTTGGGAGATTGAGGAGAGCGATGAAGGTCAGTTCTACGTCCTTGGCAAAGTACTAATCAAACAATCAGCAGAATTTAAACGCTTCGGATAACCCTCTCCCACCCCACTGCTCGGGCCGCTTTAGCGGCCTTTTTTTTATCCTTACAACACAACAAACTACCATAGCGATTAATAAAAAATTACTTAAGTAGTTGACACCTCGTTTCATCCAGGCCATTCTAATTACAACCTAAGTGATTGGCGGTTTAAACAAGAGGTATCACCCTATGACCACTAGAAATATTATTCAGCTTATTGATATCCCTGATTTCAGATTTACCAATCAAGATCCGGATATTAACTATGCTGATGTTGCAGATGATTGTGATTCAAAAACCATTTCGACTATCGAAGCAATTCGTCATTTAAGCGAATCGATTTTCAGTATGTCTCTGGAAGAAGAGAAAGATAATGAAAAAATTCGCAATCTATCAGCCATTATTTATGACTTGGCAGACCTGGCAATTGCTACTAATAAAATCTCACAAACCGCAACTTATCTTTCTGGCGTAAAGGATGGCACTCATGGCGCATGAATTTTCTTTAGAACAAGCAAAAGAAAAGGCCCATCAAGCAGAAATAATTTGCCGCATGATGGAAGTGTACCCTAACAAAATGGACTGCACAGAAATTGAAGCTATAGCTTCGCTACTTAGCAAGTTAACTGGCGATGTATGCGCTTGGTTCATAGAAGAACAAGCCATAAAATCGAAGTAATAAAAAAACTAATTTTAACCATTTATTTCAGCTTAATTGCTGTGGAATCTCACACACTTTTTTTGGGTGGGCATTATGAGAAATAAAGACGCCTTTAAGACAGCAACGATGATGTGCAGCGCAGGTTATTGGGATATAGCAATTTTATTTTTAAAAAAAGCTTATGGGAGATAATCATGACTATACAGCAACGCCAAGACATTCAGGGGGTTAATATCAAAGCCGAGCAACTGGCTGGTCTATCGCAAACTTTATTTGAATACCACGACAAACTGGACCATTTCCAACTTAAAACTATTTGCTCTCTTGTTTATGACATTGCTGGCGAAATTCATGATTGGACCGAAAAAGAAGAGGAAATTGTTATGAGCTTAGAGGAGGAGGCTCGCCGCAATGGATAAATTAATCGAGACATATCGCCGCCGAATTTTAAAAGCAGCGTTATTACGCCACCAGCGTAAAACAGGCAGTAACTGCCTTGTTATTAAACTCAATAAAGGCGGCATTAACACGGTCGAGTTAACAGAGATTCTTCTCGATGGATTATTGAGAAAATTCGAAAGGCTTGCGATCAGTGAGTACGGGAATGTCGAAGGCGTAAAAGCTATCAAGGGAATTTACAGCAGCGCTGTTGATGTTAATGGCAGCGGTGAATTCCTTACGGATAGCGGGAAGGAGTTAATCGACGAGCACATTTCTGAGCTGGTTGAGTTCGTCAAAAAACAAAAAGTGGAGGCTCTGAAAACGGAGGGTCATGAAATGGGGGGATCTGATGGCACTTACAGCGATACGAATTCCTGAGTGGGTTCACCTCAAAGCGGTACACGTTTTAAGCCAGTTCAGGGCAAGGCGCATTCACCCCTGCCGAATGCACGGCTCCGGGAATTTGAGCCTCAAAGTTAACCATCGCTGGCGGCTACTCTCCCGCGATGGCGGAAAGAACTGGGAAGTAATGAGTCACGAACGATACAGCAAAGTTAAGGACCGGAAATGAACGATAAACGCACCGTAAGCATGATTGACCTGGCATTACAGAAACACGATACGCCAGTTGGCCCACTGTTCGTGGCAGTACGTCACGGCCGCACTAAAAAATGCTTCACGCGAGATACGGCGATTCGCTATCTGGCTTTCTTCATGACCACCGAGGCTTTTGAGCGTTCAGGGTTTCCGCAGCGTCACCCGCGGGAGCGTATTGATCGGGCTGATATGGAGGTTTGGCGAGACGGTGAAACAAAGGCTGAGTATTTGGCCGCCCACCAGCGTTGTGTTCGCCGTCTGCGCCGTATTCTGGCGCGCAAGCGAGAAATGGAAAAATGGTGTGAAAAATGGGACGCGATGCACGAGCGCTACGTCAAAGAACGTGACGAACTCAAAGCAACAAAGCCTGCCGGGGTACGCTGAATGAAAATCCAATACCAGGACTATGGCGCTGTAGCAAATATCGTTATCTCCAGCACCGTATTCGAGTACCGGAAGCATAACAGGGTAGTTGAAAACACTCTGTTTCTGGTGCCAACCGTAGTGAGTTCACGGCACGGAACTTTCATCCTGAAAACGGTTATTTCAGGTAAAAGCCGTGATGCATTACGCGCTTACAGAACTGCAATCAGGGAGGCGGCACGATGAATACAGCGTTTGAAATATGGGTACGTATGCGATACGGAAATCGTTACGACCTGACACGGGATATTCAGGGGCTTTATTGCCGGGAAGTGGTTAAGCGGATGTTTGAAGTGTGGTGCCACTGCCGTGGCCTGGATGTAGTGTGAGGTGATTATGAGCAACGTTGTTCTTCTGGTACCGAATGACTGGGTTAGCGAAAAGGTTCTGATTGCGGTTACCGGGCTCAAGCCCGGAACCATCACCCGCGCCAGAAAAGAATCCTGGATGCTCGGCCGCGAGTACCTGCACATTTCACCAGATGGCAATCCCAAGCCTTCGAGCGAATGCATGTACAACAGGAAAGCCGTTGATCAGTGGATCGAGGCGCAGAAAAAAAATCAACCAGGTGCGAAGACAGCATGAAAAGCAGTACACTCGTCCACGCTCCTGGACGTCAGGAGGGATCAATGGCTAATGCATCATACCCGACAGGCGTCGAAAACCATGGCGGTTCGCTCCGCATCTGGTTTCTATATAAAGGTAAACGTGTCAGGGAAAACCTCGGTGTCCCTGACACTGCAAAAAATCGCAAGATAGCTGGTGAGCTGCGTTCTTCGGTTTGTTTTGCGATAAGAATGGGGAATTTTAACTATGCAGAAAAATTCCCAAACTCACCGAACCTTGCCCGGTTCGGTCAGGATAGAAAGGAAGTTACTGTGCTGGAGCTTACCGAAAGATGGTCGGAACTGAAGAGAATGGAGATCAGCTCTAATACCATGAGTAGGTACGAGTCCATCATAAAAAATATGCTTCCGCGCATCGGCGAAAATAAAATGGTTTCTGCGGTGACCACTGAAGATTTGCTGTATGTCAGAAAGGAGTTGCTGACGGGTTTCCATGTAATGAAGAAGGATCACCGGACACAGGTAAAAGGCCGGAAATCGTCCACGGTGAATAATTACATGATGCTGATGGCCGAGATCTTCCAGTTTGCAGCTGATAACGGCTACGCAAAGGAAAACCCGTTTAGCGGAATTAACCGTCTCAGGAAGGCAAAAGACGAACCTGATCCACTCACGACAGACGAGTTCATCAGGTTCATTCAGGCATGCGGACACCAGCAGATGCGAAACCTCTGGACTGTTGCCGTCTATACCGGAATGAGGCATGGGGAATTATGTGGTCTTGCATGGGAAGATATCGATCTCACTGCGGGCACCATTACGGTTAAGCGTAACCTGACCCAAACGTATGAGTTCACCCTGCCAAAAACCGAGGCGGGCACTGACAGGGTGATTTATCTCATACAACCAGCTATTGATGCCCTGAGGAATCAGGCCCAGTTGACACGCCTTGGCCGGCAGTTTGAGGTTGAAGTGAAGCTGCGGGAGTACGGACAATCTGTCATTCAACCCTGCACTTTCGTGTTCAGCCCTCAATGCGTCAAACGTGGACCTCGCACAGGATATCACTACGCGGTTAATTCGATTAATAAAATTTGGGCCCCGATAATCAAGCGAGCCGGTATTCGTTACCGCAACGCGTATCAGTCACGACATACCTATGCGTGCTGGTCATTATCAGCTGGTGCTAACCCAAACTTTATAGCAACTCAGATGGGGCATACCGATGCACAGATGGTTTACAAGGTGTATGGAAAGTGGATGTCAGAGAAGAGCGCCGATCAGGTTTCTCTGCTCAACCAGACGCTTTCACGCTTTGCCCCATCACTGCCCCAAAGCATGGTAATAGCGCAGTAGAAAACCTGAAATTCAAGTTGTTAGCAGTCGTATCGCTACATTTTTATAACACGGGGCACGAAATGCTCTCGACCATAAAGTGTGCTTATGTTGTGATCGGGGTTCAATAAATCACTAAACAGGGTATACTCCGGAGTTGTTTATTGTACTAAACGCTCCCGTGAGAGGATGCTACAGCGCACCTATGACTCAATTCGCTTCTCCGGTTCTGCATACGTTGCTGGATACCGACGCGTACAAGCTGCATATGCAGCAAGCCGTGTTTCACCACTATCATGATGTCCATGTTGCGGCGGAATTTCGCTGCCGGGGTGACGACTTGCTGGGTATCTACGCAGATTCCATTCGTGAACAGGTCGAGGCCATGCAGCATCTGGCGCTCACCGATGACGAATATCAGTGGCTTTCAGGCCTGCCTTTCTTTAAAGCGGATTATCTGAACTGGCTGCGTGAGTTCCGCTATAACCCGGAACAGGTCACCGTCACCAATGATAACGGCAAGCTGGACATTCGTCTGACCGGCCCGTGGCGTGAGGTGATCATGTGGGAAGTGCCGCTTCTGGCCGTGATCAGCGAGCTGGCCCACCGCTATCGCTCCCCTGAAACCGGTGTGACGCAGGCGGTTGCCGCTCTGGAGAATAAACTCGTTGAGTTTTCCAGACTGACCGAAGGGCTGGATATGTCCCGATTCCGTCTGATGGACTTTGGCACGCGCCGCCGCTTCTCTCGCGAGGTTCAGGAAGCCATTGTCAGACGTCTGCAACAGGAGCCGTGGTTCGTTGGCACCAGTAACTACGATCTGGCACGTCGCCTTGATTTAACGCCTATGGGCACCCAGGCGCACGAATGGTTCCAGGCGCACCAGCAGATCAGCCCTGACCTTGCCAACAGCCAGCGCGCCGCCCTCGCCGCGTGGCTAAAGGAATACCCGGATCGGCTGGGTATTGCCCTTACCGACTGCATTACCATGGACGCGTTCCTGCGCGACTTTGGCCCTGAGTTTGCCGAACGCTACCAGGGTTTGCGCCATGATTCCGGGGACCCGGTTGAATGGGGTGAGAAAGCCATCGCCCATTACGAAAAACTGGGCATCGACCCCATGAGTAAGGTGCTGGTCTTCTCCGATAACCTTGACCTGGCGAAAGCCGTCGACCTTTATCGCCATTTCTCATCGCGGGTGAACCTGAGTTTCGGGATTGGTACGCGGTTAACCTGTGATATTCCTCAGGTGAAACCGCTGAACATCGTCATAAAACTGGTGGAATGTAACGGTAAGCCGGTCGCGAAGCTCTCCGACAGTCCGGGCAAAACCATCTGCCATGACAAAGCGTTTGTCCGCGCATTACGTAAAGCCTTCGATCTGCCTCAGGTTAAAAAAGCCAGTTAA